CACAGTTATTTTTTCTTCTTTTTACGTCTATGTTGATAACTTATCTTCTTACTACCTGTTTTTTCACGTTTAAACCTGGCTTTTTCTGCTGCTGACATTTCTCCAGCAGTCTTAGGTGTTGCACTTGAGACACGTTTACTAGGTCTACAGGCAGGATAACCTCTTTTTTCGCCCTTTTGACGACCACAAGGCTTACCTGTTTTCACATCAATCCAATTTTCTTTAAACCAACGGGCTAAACCACCCTTTGCTCTTGGATTCGGACTACTTTTTGCCACGTTTTTTCCTCGTAGTCTTACGTTTACCTTTAGTAAAACCAGAAGCAGTCTTTTTCCTGCCTGAATTATCAGGCATCATGCCTTTGCATACCTGAACTGCATATCCATTTGCATAAGCAGAAGGATAGACTTTATATTTTCTTTTTGCAGCAGCTATACCTCTGGCACATAATTTAGTCATTATTTAGTACCACAGCTACATCTTTTCTTTCCACTTTTCTTTTTTTTCTTCTTTTTCTTAGTTGTAGAATGGTACATAGTAAGAATTAGGTTGTTCTTAGTATATTCTAAACGAAGTTTGGCCGAGTGTCTCTGGCTTGGCTAAATTAAATTGTTGTAAACAAAGATAACCAAATGCATCAAAAGCATGGTCAACTCCTAAATTTTTATTTGGTAAGCCAGTATTAGGTGCATATGTAAGAGTTCTAAGTGCTTTTATTAATTCTTTACATCTTGGATGAATAAAAGTTCTTCGATCTCCATTTGCATCAAGCAATGCAGTATTAACAGAAGTAATCTTATCTCTAATTTTCCAGGGAGACTTAGGACTCATAACTGTAAAACCATTACGTCTAAGAATTGTATGGTCAGTAACACCAACCCCACTTGTTTTTCTTGCACTTCCAGTAGGATCAGGACAAGCAATAATCCTACGATCAACTCCATACCTTCTTGTAACCTCTTCAGCAAAATCCCAAGTGGTAGCACCACCTGTTAGCATGATTTCATCAAACACATATAGGTTATTGTCATGCTTTACCGCACAAATTCCTGCCATAGGGTCTACGTTAAAGTCCAAACCAATTAACAAGGGAAGCATATGTAGATCAGCCACCTCCTTATCAATATTTTCATCTCCAAAACTAACAGCAACAAGACCAGTTAAGTTCTCAAAACTAGCCTCAAACTCCTGTCTAAATGTCCTCGCATCTAGCTGACCCCTAGCTGCCTCTACTTCCTCTTCTTTAACATTACCCCCTTCTATCGTAGTAAAGCTCCATCTCTGCCAATCATCCCATTCTTCCTCGCCACAATAACACCACATATCATAAAACCAGCTTGCAGTACCATCAGGAGTACTGATAAACAAAGCCCAACCCTGTTTATCAGCCAATGCAGGTCTAATTACTTCAGCCCATACCTCTCTATCCATAAATGCAGCTTCATCCAATACAACACCAGCTAAACTTCTACCCCTCAATGCCATAGCATTTTCAGTTCCCTTTAATTCAATAGTCGATCCATTTATTAATTCCAGCCTTAAATCAGTCTCATTCTTACTTTTAATCCATACCTTCGGTGTTAACCTCTTCAACTCCTTCCACGCAATATCCTTTGCCATCCTATAAGTAGGAGCACAATAGAAATAAACTTCATTAGGTCGATTGATAGCTCCTCTGAGCAGTTCAATACAGGATAAATATGATTTCCCAAACCTTCTTCCTGCAACCAGCACCCGAAATCTTTTATCACAATTAAATACCTCCCCCTGTGCGTACCTCAAACTTATCTCTTGTTGTTTTGTAGCCGTCATACATCAAAAATAACAGTTTTTTATTCTTATACCCCCTATTTATAGCCTATTCCTGCTTTTTTAGGTTATAGTTCCAGTAACAACCCTTTACAAGATCAAGTCTGTGGCTTCTTCTATCTTCCCAGAAAATATAATTAATAATCCTATAGCTAATCCAGCTAAAAAAAGAACTAGATCAACAGCTTATGAAGTTCAAAAAAGATCTCAACGCTTATACTCACGACAACTTGAAGGTAAAACTACTCGTCAGTTAGTAATAGAACACGCAAATATAGAACAAGTCTCAGAAACTACCGCCTGGGAAGATTGGAATAGAGTTAAAAAATGGAATGACGAAGATTGGCAAAAAGATAGAGAAACTCTCCTACCCAGACTACAAGCAATGAGAGTTAGACTCTTCAATAAAGCAGTTAAAAAAGGTCAACTTCAAACAGCAGCACAAATTCTAGACTCTCTAGGCAAAGTAATAGGCGAATCCGTAGAAACTGTTAACATCCAAGCTCCAGAACTTTCAATAAAAGTAGAACCAAAAAATTAAACGATATATATTTAAGTTCCCCACGCTAGCCACAAAAAAAAATTTATTACTTACAGTCCCCCTAGGTACGCAGAAGCCGTTAGAAGTCCATAGAAGTGTCATACAGTAGACATAAGACACTGGAAGTCCTAAAAAGTTTATAAAAGTAAAAATTTTGTTCCCCTGAGAACTTAAAATAAATATTATGTATTTCTGATAACTTATATATCTTTTATATATATTTTTGGTACACTATTAATAGTTATGTATTTTAAATTAATTTTGATTATTTCTTTCGGTTCTTTAATTTCTATTTCTGAACTATCAGCAATAACAACTTTAAGGAATACATAACTTAATCTAAACAAAAATTATTTTCATTACTTCCAAAATGAACAGCATTAATTTATTTCCCGTAGAGGAAAAACAAACACTAAGAGCAGAGAAACTAAAATTTAGTTTTTCTTTTAGTTCTTATAGTTCTTATATGACAATTTCAAGTTGTGATAAAGAACTTACTATTTATTTAAATGATCAATCAGTAAGAGATCAAATTATTTTTAATGTAAACAATCTCAATGCTAGTTATTCGAGAGATAAATCTTTTTTAGTTCAATTATTCAAGTCAGTAGTTACAAGAATAAATGAAGCTGATAAAAAAGACAGAGCAGAATTAGAACAATGGCTAGTTGATAATTTTAAGCATCAGGAGGTAAACAACTAATGGATTATAAAAGTTTTTTAAATCTTCCAATTATTAAAACTTATTCAAGTAATAGGAAATACTTTGGAAGTGATAAGCATAAAGAACAGTATTTAAAAACTATGTTTGAGATTTTAAAAACTGAGCAACAAATTAACAAACACTTCAAAAAAATTATTTTTTAAATTATGACTTCTAAAAGAATCAAACAAGAACAAATAAAGGTCACTCTTCCGAGTGATCTTCATTCTCAATTAGTAACTAAATCTATTGAGGTATTGGGTGAGGTTAACTTATCCCAATATATGAGGATGTTAATTCGTAGGGATTTAAAACAATGAAATTTATTTTTCTACCTTACATACTTTTATTCTTAATTCTTATTTAAACAAATGTCCAAATTATTTAAAAACATCATGCACAATACAGTAAGAACCGAAGTTATTTATAACAACGGAAAAAATACAAAAAATGGATATGTGATTAAAAATCCATATGCAACAACTCAAAAATTTAATACTGAAGATGGACAGGTTGATATCCCTGTTTATTGTCTAATTCAGATTTTCTCAATGCTTTATGCAGGGGAAAGAACTGGGAAAGATTCTAGTTTTATGAGATCAGACGCAGTTAAGGCCTTAAATAAATATTTCAAATGTAAGCATAATTATAAATTTTGGAGAGAAAGTCTTAGACCATTGTACGAATCGGAGTATTACTCTAAAAAATAAGTTCCCCCTGAAAAACTTATTTCCCCTGAGAAAATTATTTTTCTTGGGGATTTTTTTTCTCCAGGATTTTTTTAAAAAATTTTTTCATTTTTTTTTTTTTTTTTTTTTTTTTTTTTCTAAAAAAAATTTTTAATTAATAAAAAAATAATTAATAAAAAAAGTTTCATTATAAAAAATTACTATAAAACTGAATGAAAAATTTGAATGTAAAAATTGAATGAATTTTTATTGAATGGTTAAAACATTGAATGAATTTTTTGATAGTTGAATGTTTTTTTATTAGCATGATGTTAGAATGATAATGTACTCTTATTACTTTCCAAAATGTACAAACAAAAAGAAGATGTAAAAGACTACATCATTCAACAACTTAGTGATGATGTTGGACTAGATCAATATATAGGGGATTTGCACCACTATTTATTGAATGAAGATTATTTTATTATTGGTTCTTATCGTGCCGAACAATGGTTAAAAAAAGATGATGGCTCAGTTTTTGAAGCTATTGAAACAATAAAAGATTATGAACAGTCAAATTTTGGCCAAGTCTCAACAGATTTGAGCAGTTCTGAAAATGTAGCTAATATGTTAGCTTATATTTTGGGTGAACAAATTTTATTTAATAATGATACTTATAATTTATTTACTAGATTTAGTAATGAATATTTAGATGAAGATAAAAGAGATTTACTAATTAGCAGTTTAAAAGGAGAATAAAAAAATGGGATTTAATAAAAAAGAAAAAATTGAATGGTTAAGGTTAACTAATTCAATAATGAAAGATAAAAAACTATCTAAAAAAGAATTAGATAGGTTTTATTGGTTAAAAATTAAAGGTTATTATTATGCCTAAAATTAAAGTATCAATTTCTGAATATTGGGATTATTTTTGGCAACAATTTAATTCTGAATATTACGAATCAAATCAGGGTTATTCAGATTATGATGAATGTTGGATTAAAACAAAAAAATTAATTGATTCCCAAATAGAGACTTGAATAAGTCTCTTTTTTATTTACATTTAAACTAATTTAGTATATAATTCTTACATAACATCATAAATTATTATGACCACTTCCAAAAAACAACAAAAGGCTATGAATGGGCGGCCTATGAATCAGTTTGTATATCTCTCAATAATGGGAGAATATCTTATATGCCCTGATGAATTGCTTGAAAATCCCAGAATACAAAGAGCATACCAACTGAATGATGAAGTTATGCTCAGAAAAATTCTTGAATGCGAGTATTAATTATGTATTTTGATAGATTCGATATATGTGAAGCATACTGGTGTTATGCTTCCGACTATCATGAGGGACAATTTTCTAAAATTTATGAAATTTTTGGAAGATTATATGAATTAGATTTTAATCCTAGAATGGATTTATGTTTTGAATCATTAAGTGAAAATGGACAATATATATATAACAATTTAGTAGATAAAAAACATTTATCAGGTTTTTAATTATGGATTGGACTTCAAAAGAAAAACAAAAATTTTGGAATAAAGCATACCAAAATTACATGAATGAGACAGGTTTATCAGCTAAAGAACTACTTAACTTTATTAAAATTAATCCTTTTGTAGCTTTAAGAATTGAATGCCAAGCTATTGAATTTTCAAAGGAGAATAATTAATGGCCAAATTGAAAAAAACTAGAAAAGAAAGAAAATGTTATGAGTGTAAATCTTTAATTAATAAAGGAGATTTATACGGCCAAAAGAGCATAGCACTTGGAGAAAAAGTTGACGGTCAAACAGAAACTTTTGATGGTATGAATACTGTTATTCATTACGTGAGAATACCAGTATCAATGTGTCAATGTTGTTTGGAGAATAAATAATGCTTGATAAAGAAAAATGGGAATATTCAAAAGAAGAGGCTAAAGATTTAGCTCAAGATTATCTTGATAGAGAAGAAACAAGAGCTAGTTGTATTAAATATTTTATTAGTCATTTTAAAATATCAAATGCAACTGCTAATAGATGGTATAACAGAATTTATAATGAGTTAGTTGTACCTGATATACAAAGTGCATTAGATATAAAATCATATAAAGAAACTGTTGAAAGTGAAATAGAAAAATGTTTAAAAAAATTAAAAGATTTAACTATAGAAGAAAAAGTAAATGTTTTAACAAAAATAACTAAATTAAAAAAAGATTTAAAAAAGTTATGAAAAATTTAAAACTTACTAAACAAGAATCTGAATTATTAAATGATGTATTTACTTACATGATTGATTATATAAATGATGACTGTTTTACAAATCAAGATAGAGAATCTTTTGATTCTATCTATTCAAAATTACATGAGAAATTCTCATGAGAATCACTAATTAATTAACTGGCATTAAATCTTTTCGGGTGTTTGAGATTTATGTAAGTCCAGTACTTTCCAAATTACAAAATTCATTATGAAAAGAATTTATCCTGATGACATACAACTAGATGAATTTCTAGTTTTAAATGAAAACGATTACAAAGTATTGATGTATTGTTTAGATGAAATGTCTATACATATGCCGATACAAGAAAACTTTACATATAAAGAAAATAAATCTATTTCTCAAGAAGAATATGATTTATGCAAAGCAAAGATTTTAACTAGATTTAACTTACAAAAATGATTGATAACCCATTACCAGATAAAGTTCTTAAAGAATATGATGAACTTTTTTTAGCTCAACAACATGAAGAATACATAAAAGATTTTGCTTTAAAATTAGCAGAAGATAATTTTGTATTTGAAGAACTTATAGAAGATTTTCAAGATTGGTTTTATATGTATTGTATAGACCACCCAGAAGATACATATGCTGCTGCATTACCTGATGATGCAAGTTTAATTGACGATTGGTGGGATTGGGTACAGGATTTTTATAAAGATCAATATAACAGTCCTTATGATATCGACCCTACACCTGATGGAGATAGTCCATACAGTGATGCAGAATATATCATTACACCAGAAGAAAGAGATAGAAAAGCCTTAGAAAGTAAAAGAGAATCTCATGGTAGAGGTAATCCCTTTAATTGGTAATTAATTATGACTAAAAAACCAACTATTATTCATTCAAAATATCTCAAAGATGAAGATATACATGAGCTATGGAAAATACTAGGTCGCATAGCTGATGATTCAGATAACCCAGTATATCCTTCAGAAGATGCTGAAATATTTATAGGATTTTATGATGACTGAATTTGTACCAATAACACGTTATTCAAGATGTAAAAGATACTCAGGTGCAGTAATAAAATGTCCTGAGTGTCATTCTTTAGGTCAGATTTATCACTTATCTTGGTCAGCATTACAATGCCAGAATTGTAAAAAGATGGTAAATAAATTTGATTGGTTTATAGAAAAAGGTAAATATTCTAAAACTTAATCTTTTCTAAGTTTTACTAATAAATCATGTATAGCTTCCCTGATTAGAAATCCTGTAGATAAACCAGATTTTGAAAATTTTTTTAGCTCTTCATATTCGTCTACATCAACAGCTACACAGATTCTTTGTAAGTTTTTGTTCATAATGAATGGCGATATACATAAGTAGTATATCAGATAGTTATAACTTTTAGTATGAATGGCAAAAAAAAGAAAAAGAAAAGAACCAAAAGAAAAAGAATATAATATATATAAATATATTTTTAATAAATATATAATTAATAATATATATAATTATATATATATATATATATATATTAATACTAAATAAGGAAAGGATTTTTCAATAATTTAATTATATAGCATTAGTAACAACCTCTTGACACATATAATGTCATGCTAAATAATGAAGATAGTTAGTCAGTATGAATGGCAAAAACCAAAATTACCATGTTTCTTGATCCAGACCTTATTGAATGGCTCGATCAGAACAGAGATGAAGAAACTTCAAGATCAGCTTATCTGAGAATCTTGATTAGAAAGGATATGAAAACCAAGTCCAGAAGAAAAAATGCTCCTGTGTTATCTACAGATGTTTTCAGTTCTCCAACAATTACAACAGATTTAATACCTGATGATCTGAAAAATTATGCTGATCTTTTAGTTGAATGGTGGAGTATCAGATATAAAAATAAGGGAACTTGCTCTACAAGCGTTGCTAATCGCATCTTTACCAAGTTAAGGTCATTTCCTACACAAGATAGAAAACAAGCTCTTGAGAACGCTATAGCAGGCGGCTGGAAGGACTTATTTCCAGTTAAGCAATCCTTCAAACCAGAAGAGCAAAAAAATAATCATCCAGCATCAAGAGTATTTACAGCAGAAAGAGGTTTTGAATAATGGAAAGATTATTTGACCAAACATCTTTAATCAAAACACTTCAAGATGGTTTAAAGAAACCTAATCCTAAAAATCCTGATCGTATGATGTGGACTCTTGAAGATTTAGATAAGCCACCACCAGGATGGACAGAATGTGTAAATAACACCAAAGGCAATAAAGCCTTTCCGCAAGGTTATCAAGGTGTCAAATACAGAAATCTTGCTAGGGTTGAAAAACCACCCAAAAAACAGGAGAAAATAGAAATTATTGATCCTAAAGACCTTCCTATCTAACTTTCCAAATGAGAACTATCGAATTGCTTAAACCACTCGCTATTTTCAGAGATCAAGAGACTCACAAATACTTTGATGAGACTCATCAGAGATGGCTTGCTTTTTCTACAACTGAAGTTTGTAATGAACTAACAGAAGAAGCTAAAGAAAATATTGAAGCCTATAGATATATCTGGCAGCCCAGAGGTGAAACAGTACATGAATGTCTACAGGAGAAAATGCTTGGTAGTGGAGAGATTGATCCCAAAGATTATGAAGCATGGGTTGAACCATTACTTAATCATGAATTGTTTACACATTTTGAGCCAATGGCTGTTGAACTTATGATGTCTATACCAGATAAATCAGTTGGCGGTCAGCTTGATTTACTTGGCTACGATACTAAGGCTGACAAGATCAGATTGATTGATTTAAAGACCAAAGGTAGCTCTAAATATGACATCAGGAAACGTGGTAAAGATGGCATGATTCATCTTGAAGATGTTGATATGTATTGGAAAGAACCATACTCAACTGATAAGCAACTTGGTTGTTACATTGAAATGTTGAAATTAAACTATGGATTAGTACCAGATGTATGTAATACGATCTGGGCTTATGAAGGTAGGTGTATTCTAAATAATGACCAACCTACTGAAAGATGCGAAGCTGCATGGCAGGAAGCATGGACAAAGTTTGAATCAAAACAGGAGTTATTTTAATGCCACAATTTCCAAGTGATCCATATGAAGGTCAGGTCTTTTATGATCCTGAGTCTGAAACAACATATGAATTTTGGATACCAAGAAAAGATGATGAATTTTGTAAAAAATTAAAGATTAAACCTAAATGGATTGTGAAAAGTTTTGAAAGTGAATGTGTAAGTGGTTTGTTTTCAAAAAATGGAAAGAACAGGTACTTTGCCTATAACAAACTTATAGACCAGTTTGGCTATACCAAAGAACAGATTACTGATCTTATGGAAGAGTTGAAGCAATGACTAAAGAACAAAGAATAGAAGCTGCTCAGAAACGTATAGCTGAGTTAAGAAAACTTATTGATGAATGGACTAAAAGATGAAAGTATTAGTTGCCTGTGAATATTCTGGTATTGTCAGAGATGCCTTTGCGGCAAAAGGTAATGATGCCTGGTCTTGCGACATCTTAGATACAGAATCCAAAGGACAACATATCAAGGGGGATGTTCTTGAACATCTTGATAAAGGATGGAAGATGATGATTGCACATCCTCCCTGTACTCATCTTGCAAATACAGGTGCGAGATGGTTTACAGAAGGTAAGAAACCTTTGCATCTTAGAAAGAAGGCACTTGATTTTGTGCGAATATTGATGGATGCACCAATAGATTATATCTGTATTGAAAATCCTGTATCTGTAATATCATCACATATTAGAGAGGCAGATCAGATGATTCAACCATACGAGTTCGGACACAAAGAATATAAAAAAACCTGTCTTTGGTTAAAAAATTTACCACTGTTGAAACAGACAAATAATGTTTACGAGGAAACAAAAATTTTGCCAGTAAAGGAAAAATCAAAGACATGGTGGATGGGAGATGGTAAAGCTGATAGAGATGTCATATCAAAAAAGAGAAGCAAATTTTTTACTGGTATAGCATCAGCGATGGCAGATCAATGGGGAGATGAAAATAAACTTCCTGTTGCTGTTGAACAATTATCTATTTTTTAATTATGAGATATATACTTGATGTTTCTGGTAGAGACTTAAAACTGTTAAGAGCTTCCATTGTTAACTTCCAGAGATCATTGGAAATGTCAGAACAGGCTGAATTTGATGGCCTGATAGATGAACTTGATGATTGTTTTTTAACAATTACAAGACAAAAGAAAGAACAGCTTAAAAATAAAGTTATGAGAAAATGGGGTAAAAAAAGATGAAATGTTTTTATAGAGAACTTGATAGAAGAAAAAAGTATCTCATTGCAAAACTGCATAATGAAGTAGGTCATCTTGGAGACTTATGGTTTCAACAAGAGATAACTGATGCAGAATATTGTATAAGAATACAAGAGTTAGATAAACGTATAGCAGATTTACAGGGATGACTAATCCACAAAAGCGTAAAGGAGATAAAGCTGAACGTGAAGCAGCAGAGCTTTTAACTGAAGTTACTGGTTTTGAGTGTCAAAGAAATTTATCAGCAGGGATTCCTGGAGATGTTGGAGATATTCATGGAGTACCAAATTGCGTGATACAGGTAGCGGATTGGAAAGATAAATCACAAGCCTGTCTTGTTAAACCTAGAGAAGTTGAAGTGCAGAGAAAAAATGCAGGAGTGGACTTTGTTGCCAGTATGGTCAGGTTTAGAGGAGGACAATGGAGAATGGTGTTGACACCAGAACAATTCAACACTTTATTACAAGCTGCCTTGCAGTAAACATTATATAAGGTATATAATTTAATAGTTTAGTACAATAAACTAATGGCCACAAAACAGCCCTCCACCTTATCTGAAGCTCTTGCTATTTTTCAATCGCAAGTAAAAGCTGCTGATAAAAATGGTAAGGCAAAATTTCCACAACCTCGTACCTATTCTTTGCTGGAAGATGTTTTAAAAGCACTTCAACCTGCAACTGAACTTGGTATATCTCATACACAAACTTTTGATTATCTTCCCCTTGAAGATGGTAAAACTCTTACAGTTTTAATTACCACTTTATATTTCAAGAATGAAAAACTTGAAAGTAAATTACCTCTTAGAGAATTAAGTGGTAATAATGTTTATCACGATCTAGGAATAGCTATAACCTATTCTCGAAGATATGCTCTTGCTGCTGCTTATGGTATTGGATCAGAAAATGATGATGATGCTGTAGCCCTTACTCAACCACCAGCTAAAGAGAAAGGCACTGACAGGACACATACAAAAGCTAAACAAAAGCTAGAGCCTGTATCAGAACAAGCCAAGAAAAATCCCCCAATTACTACTGAAGCTAGAAATCTTATTACAGATCAGCTTAAGCAGTTAATGGAAACTAATCCTGATAAAGCTAAAGAAATTGCTGCTGCTTTTATAACAGAATTTAAAGTTCCCAGAGTTACAGGATTCATTACAGAAGCTAGACATGGTGAGTTTCTGAGTCATGCTATATCAAAGATAGCTGACGATTAATGACAACTGAAGAAGCTGAGTTCTCTGGTCAAGAGATTATGAGACAACTTGAACAAAGACGAGCAGATCAGCGTAAAGATTGGAACAGAAACGTATTTGGGGTGCGTACCAATGATGATCTTGCTTCTTTAATCAGAGAGCATTGTAAGTCGAACAATCTCTCTATCAATTCATTTCTAAACAATTTACTAAAAGATTTTTTTAATTATGGCTGACTTTAATCCAGCACTTCCTTTACCTATCAAATGGTCTATAGGTGATGATCGTTT